GAAGAAAAGTATGACATTCCACGAGAAGATAGAATGGGAGATACATTAGTGCAATTGTCTAAAGATTTAGTCTCTAGGCAATTAATGGATGGTGGTGTCGTGGAGGTATCGAACGATGAGTATTTATGCATACTTCAAGCTGTAAGGGCTTCTCTTGAGGCTTCTTTAATAGGCGAAGACACTCTTTTTGATGATATTTTTGATGCATTAAAGATGAGTTTTGCTAAGTATTCTGTAGATAATTTTGGTTCAAAAGCACTAACTTCTGTTCATAAACTATTAGATTACTTGGAATGTAATGCTCCACCCGAAGTAATGACCGAATGGATTATTGAAAGAAAAGATGTCGCAAAACAAAGAATGGAGAACTTATTAGATGACATGCAACAATCAAGTTGATTACAATTTAAAACAATTAGATAGCATGAAAGTACGCCTAAATGGTAAAGCCTACTCACCTGGTTGGTACTCTCGTCATTTTCGTGGTATGTTAGATGAGTTGTATAAAATAAAGAAAGAACAATGCCACACGAAAGACACTCATTCCCAGAAATAGCGGAGAAGTTAGGGATTTCTTTGGCTACTGCTCATAGGATGCATCGTGAGGCAATCATCAAGCTACGACTAGCGCTACAAAGAGATCCCTTTATTAGGGAGTGGCTTATAGAAAGAAAGGACGAAATAGAATGGAACAGCGATGGAAGCGTGTACACGGATTGAGTAAATGCCCAATATGTGGTAAGCCTGACTGGTGTTTAATTGCTCCAGACAGGTCAGCCGCTATATGCCCAAGGGTACAAGAAGGGTCGTCAAGACACATTGAGGGGTCGGGGTACCTTCATATATTAAAAGTTACTGACCAGTGGATGAAGGAGGAGTTTGTACCCAGTGGGACAAAGGCACTTCCAGAGCATAATGAAGTGCTTGCTATTAGAGCTAGAAAATGGATAACTGACTGCACCAGAGACCAGGTAGATGAACTAAGTGGCAGACTAGGAGTTACTCCGGAGTCGTTGCGACTACTCAATATAGGGTGGTTTCCACAGAACTCTTCCTGGATATTCCCTATGCTTAGAGGTGGTAAAAGACTAATAGGTATTAGAACTAGACCTAAGAATGGAAAAAAGTTTGCAATAAAAGGGAGTAAAAATGGACTTTTCATACCAAACAATCTGCCTAGTAAAGGCGTTGTCTATGTGTGCGAGGGCGAATCCGACACAGCAGCCTTGCTTAGTGCAGGGCTTATCGCTGTCGGGAGGCCATCTTGCAATAGTGGAGACCGCCTACTCGGAGAACTCCTTGGAAATCACGAGGTGGTTGTGTGTGCCGATAGGGATGGTGTTGGGAGAAAAGGCGCAGAGAGCCTTGCAGAATACCTCAAAATCCACGCATCGGGTGTTACAATGATGTTACCTCCAGACAAATACAAGGATATGAGAGACTGGTTCAATGGCGAAGGAAAAGAAGAAGTTTACAATACCGCAAAGCGAGTATCTGAAGAAGCATGGGGATCGTAACTTTGTACTTATCGCAATGCCAGAAGATGTCTTTAATAAGATTGATACCGTTCGGGACGCAATTATCACCTATATCCCTGGATACGACAGAAAAGATTTCGATGTTCTCTCACAAGCTCTTGAATGGATTGATAACATAGAAGAAACACTATGCGTAAGGAATACGAAATCAACCTAGAGTATCAGTTTGAATCCCTGAATAAAATCATGAGGATGCACTGGGCAGTACGAAAAAAAAGACAAGAAGAGCTATGGGCTGCTATAGAATATGCAGCTCCTCAGCCGATAGTAAAGTTTAATGGGCTTACTAGACTTACGATAATAAGACAATGGGGCAAAAGGGGTAGGGCGTTCGACCCTGATAACCTAGTAGCTTCATGTAAGATGCTTATTGACTGTTTAAAGGAACCTAAGGGACGTAGTACTTATGGTCTTGGTATAATAAATGACGACAGCAGTGCTGATATAGAACTGTTGGTCAAGCAAGAAAAATCGCCTGATGGTGTTCATCGGGCAGTAATTCGTTTCACACAAGGAGACATAGATGTCTGAAGAAACACCACAAGTGGATAATGTTGAACAGGTAGCATCCGAGGATTGGCGTAGTTCCATTCCGGAAGACCTACAAAATGACCCAAGCCTAGCCGACATACAGGATGTAGGATCGTTAGCTAAAGGGTATGTACACGCACAAAGGATGATAGGTTCCGACAAAGTATCCGTGCCAGGCGCACAGGCAAGTCAAGAAGAACTAGATACCTTTTATAACAAACTGGGTAGACCAGATACACCTCAGGGATACGAAGCACCTACTGAAAATATGCCCGACCTCCCTGTTAATGAGGAAATGCGTGGCAAGTTCTACGAAGAAGCTCACCGTATTGGCCTAAACAAACAGCAAACTGCCGCCCTTTTACGATGGGAAGCACAGGCTGCACATGGCATGATGGAGACACGAGACCAGGACTCACAGATAGCTTTAGAGAAAGCGCAAGATGCTATGCGACAAGAGTTCGGCAGGGCATACGAAGAGAAAGTTAACATGGCACAAAATGCTGCCCTTGAGTTTGGTGGAGAAGAGTTAGTAAACCTACTCGATAGCACTGGCTTAGGCAATGAACCTGCAGTTATTAAAGCGTTCGCCAATATAGGCAAGGCTATTGCTAACGATGAAATCATCGGTGGTGGTGGTCGCCAAGGATTCATGATGTCTCCTGGTGAAGCGAAGGCACAGATTGGAAACCTCAAAAGAGATCCTAACTTTATGCAGGCTTATCAAGATACTACGAATGCTGGACACACTGAGGCAGTGAAGGAAATGGGAAGACTCTTTGGGTTAGCTCATCCATCTGATGAGTAGTCCTAACCCAATGTTTCATATTAGGGTGTGTACAGGCTGTGGCAGGGACACTAAGTCTAAGTCAGAGTTGTGTGGAAAGTGCAACACAAGGGGTAAGCCTAACATTGAGTCGGTGCGTCCCCGCATTAACTGCCCTACTTTGAATTATGGTAAATATGACGAGTTTGGTAATGATAATTACTCAGAGGAATCGAAACCATAATGGGTGAAATTTCAAGAAGAGTAACAGTTCAACAACAGCGGAAGTGGTTTCAAGAATCCATTATGGCTGCAGTCACCCCTGAAGATATGCAGGATGTAATCCTCATGCTTGTAGATAGAGCCAGGGGTGGCTCCATTTCCGCTGCCAAGGAGTTACTAGACCGGACTCTAGGTAAGCCTACGCAAGAAATCATTGTGGATCAACAAGAACAACGTAGCCCAGACGAGGTTCGAACTAAGTTGGCTGCATTGCTTATGGCTCACCCAGAACTTAAAGGTGTGTTAAATATAGCAGGAGATGAACGTGCAGTAGAATCCCTTCCTAAGAATGAGTTTGAGGAAGAGGTTAGGCGTAATCCGATTTCAGAAACCCCTGAAAAGTATGAGTCTGATTAGACTCTTCTTTTTGTTGGGGCAAGTAAAGCTACAGCAAACACACCCATAGTACCAGGGCTAGGCGAACTTCCATAATAAACTGGCATTGGGATGCCCATCTTGTATCCTGATTCATGTCCTATTCCATCTATTGCTTGCTTTACCTTATCGTAAGTCTGAAAGTACTCAATCAACTTGTCTATAGACTCTTTAGAAACAACGCCTGCAACAACAGCTATCGCTATGGTCATTGCGAATACTTTTTTTTTAAGACTAGAAATCTCTTGGTTCTTTTTCTTACTGTTCTCTTGACACTTCTTTAGTTCAGATTCAGCAGATTTCTTATGACATTCACAGTTACATTTATTCATGTTAATCCAAACTTATTAGGGAAGCATCCCAACTTTTTTTTCCCATTCTCCCAGGACGGCCTTTTTGACATTCCCCAATCAGGCATGCTCTTCCCCACTGTTGAATATCAAACCTATTTGTGTATGAAGGCCTCTCTTGGAATGCCATGTACCCGACATTAGCATACCACCAAGGTAACTTCACTCTTGCACTTCTTTTGCATTGCGTAGGAGGAACTGGGCGGTGAGTGTGTCCTCTAACAATGAGTCGGTGAGCGTGTCCTCCACATGCCATTGCGAGTTGGATTGCTTCAAGCTCATCTGAGTTTGCACCTGCCGCGTAACCGTGAGCAAAAACACACGCCCCGATTTGGTAACAGCCACGGATTCCATGTCTATATGGGACATGTTTCCATCGCTTATATTCATCGGCTACGCCTTCCATCTTTCTAGGGTTACACAAGTCTCTAAGACCTCTAGGTATTCTCCTAGGATCAGGTCTTATAATGTTATCGTCATGATTGCCGTCCAACAAGATTAACTCACAGTCTTCTGGCAATGCTTCTCTTATTCGCCTGAGCATGTCAGCTGCAACACAGAACTCTTCATACAAAGTAGAACCTGGCGAGTCGTCCGAATGAACACTCGCAGCATCTGCATCAACTACATCCCCAAGGTGAATAAAGTGTGTGAGGTTACGTCCCTTGATTTCCTCAAGCAGTCGGGACAAAGCTCTCTCACTTTGATGGGGAACGTGGGTACAACTTATTGCACACCACTTTGCCCAATTAGCCATTTATTTCTTCTTGGGTAGGTCGATGTATCCCATCACATGTAGGATTACAGCAGCCCAACCAATAGCACCCACCATAGTGCCAGCAAAAAATAGATTACCTAAAGTGTCAGCTAAAAACATATTACTCTCCTTTGACTGGATAATCAGCCTTAAAGTTTACATCTCCAAGATGCCTTAATACATCGGCAGTCTGACCCTTTGTCAAACTCTTAGTGCCGTTTCCTTTGATATAAGTGGCTCTCTCTTCTGCTCTCTTCACAATATCTTTACGACCATACCAGCGACCGAATACAACCCCAAGCAATGCTAGCCCTGCTATGCCTGCTAGTATAGAAATCCAAGGTGTGAGTTGCGTTGCTACTTTATCTATGATCGGGGGAGTCATCGCTAAAACGACACCAATCATAAGTAACTTAGCCCCGCCTCGTAGGAATACAAGATTTACTATGCCTGCAATAAGTGCTAGAAAGCCTGCGAATGTAATCGGCCACCAGAGGTTCGTTGTCTCCACTGCTGTAGAAACAATATCCATAGCCTGTTCTGCAGTTGGTTTAGGAGAAAAGATTGGTTGCAATGCTGAACAACCAACGAGGCAAACTAGCATTGTGCCTACTCCTGAAATCATCTTTAGACTAGGCCAGAAATTCATAAACATTAAAAGACGTTCCTTAATAGAAAGAATGCTAAACTTGGAATCACACCCGCCAGTGCGCCAAACATTACTGCCTTAGTTTGCAGTACCCATATCTTACCTTCTATTACTCTAAGTCTTTTGTCTATTCCATGCAATTCCATATCTATTCTATCCAGTCTGTGTAAAACCATTCTGGCATCGGTCTTCCAACCGTTTGTGTCCATGTTAGGATCAGTAGGGGGTGTCATCAGCTAAACTCCTGTATTACGCTGTACTCGATTTCCCCTTGGTCTAGTTTTTCGTTTATCCATTCTGCGTCACCTCTGTTAGCTAGCATGTCAAGGACATGAAGAACTACATGGCGCTCACCTTCTCTAAATGCTGTCTCAGTAGAATCACCAGGGACATGACTACTACGCCCCATGTGAAAAGTTGCCATAAGATCAGCCAAAACGCGTCCACCCGCCTCTGACGAGAAAACTGTTTCATAATCCTCTCTCCTTCTTTTATGGCCATTTGCTTGCTTAGACACCTAGTCCCCCTAACGCCCCTAGGTCTACAGCAGCTGACGCACCGTCCTTCGCAGCAGAAGCAGCTTGTTGTGCCATCATCATCTGCTGTTGCTGTTGTTCTTGTTGTGCCTGCTGTTGCTTCATCTCTTCTACTTCTCTCTCGGTCTTCAAGAACGACGGGTCTACGTTGTTTGCTGTTAACAATGAACGGAATATACCATCTATATCTAAATTCTGCATGACTTCTGGATTTACTTGAAGTAATACTTGTGCTGCGCTCATAGCCTGCATAAACGATTGCGTCACACTAGCTCGTCTTGTTATAGCCATAGGACTGACATAATTGATTTTTATGTTAGCATTTCCTACAGCCTCTGGTGGCTCTGCAAGAAGTCCTTTACTAAGCATCCATCCAAAAGTTCTGGAAATGATTGGGTTGAGCCATTCTGCATACAGCCTCGAAAGAATAGGAGATATCACCATAAGACCCTGTTGCCTACGCTCTACAATCTCTGTAGCAGTCATTCGGTCTAGTTCTGGCAGTGAGAGCCTGTCGGCAAAGAAAGCCTTCTGAATCTTAGCTTCTTCTCTATCCATTAACTCATGACCTATATCTGGGCGTGAACCACTGTTAAATGGTTGGGGTATATCTCTGGTACCCTGTCTAACGTACATGATTGAGCCTGGAGACGTTCTGATGGGGCCTTCCATACTTCCGGCACCTACAATCACAGGAGGGCGTACAGCCAATTCTGAGGCTTCTAGAATCGTCCTAGCCATAGCGTTCACAACCTTGATTGTGGGCAAGACTTCCATAGCAGGGGAGCGACCATAGGTTTCTTCTGCAGCCTTGCTCCATCGAACGATAATATATGGGTTTTCATCAAAGCCACCCTCACTGAGCGTGTGCTTCGCATCCACTTCATAGTAACAGGAAGCCCAAGGTTTATTGCCCTTGTCTTTCCTTCCATACTGCCGATCCATACGTTCATAGACATGATGGAGGATGGTGACTTCCTTATCCTTTTTCTCTGGGTCTTCGAACATAGATTTGCATTCATCACTACAGTTCTCTAATCCAAATTTCTCAACCACTTCCCATATGGGCATCTTAAATTCACGGAACACATCTACTATGTCACCCTCGTCACTAGACTTGAGGTACATACCACTTAAGTCTCTAGCTTGGAACTTCATTACCCCTTTGGTCTCTTGAGCCAGGATTATGCCTGTTCCAAACGATACTAAGTCAAGTGCTACCTCATGTGCTGAGAGAGAGAAGTTACTGTTCGTGTTATCAAAGTAAGAGAGCATGCGATTCGTAGAGTCGTATAACCACTCCCTAACCTCATGCATCTTGTTAACATTTTCATCTTCTGTTGTAAGTTCGAACCACCTAATACCAGTGTTGAACAACATACCCTCTAGTGCTGCTGCTAACTGAACTGCAGCTTCTGGTGCTGTTGTATTGTAGATGAGGGCGCGTCTCTGACTACCCTTAGATTTCTTTTCCTCGAACTCTCTTGAGGGGAGAACATAGTCCGCTATATCTTGCCAATGGTTATCCCAGTTAACTCGATCTGACTTCGCTCTCTTGAACGCCTTAATTGCCTGTTCCGGTTTAAGTGCCATGATTTACTTCTTCTTTTTCTTTTTCTTAGATTGCATACTCTTATTTTTACTTGAACTCATTACCGACAGGTTCTTAGAGGAGTTGTTTTTTGGGTTATGATCTTTATGATGAACATCCTTACCATCACCCTTCGACACCTTACCCTTACTCATTAGGGTACGACGAGCCTTGTTTCTGCCTGCCCTACGCTTCTTCTGCTCAGACTTTGCATGGTATTCATCGTATTCTTTTCTATAGTTACGCGCCATTTAACTACCCATCAGTGTCTTACCGCCAGAGTTTGCACCCTCTGTAGACATAGTTCCGCCCATTGTTCCACCTGAATAACCACCTGCTCGTAAACTAGAGTGACCAGAACGAGCCATACGTCTCCGCATATCCATTTGTTGTCGTTTTGATTTTGCCGAACTAGATATAGGTACAGCGGGTGTCTGAACTGGTGTTGGTGGTTCTATAGGTGCAGGGCCTCCGTCTCCACCAAATATAGTTGCTAAAAAACTCATAATTATCTCCTTAATATGATTTAACGGCCCCTGTTGTTTGACCTGTTTTCTTTTTCTTATTCATTAGAGTTGTATTTCTACTTGTTTCTGGTTTAGGTTTTGGTGCAGGCTTTTTATCTTTGCCACCAAATAGGTTGCCAAACAATCCTTTTTCACCAAATGCGCCGTATTTTAGTATTCCACTCATAACTTAAAATCCTTGCAGAGGGTTATAGTTTGAGTAATCGACACTACTCTGCCTAGTAGCGAACTCGTCTTCATGTGTCCTAGCGCATCGAAGCATCATGATTGCATAACGCGTGGCGGACTCGATATCATCCCTCTCTGGGACAATTTTACCATCTTTTCTGTGTAACATTCTTTTTTCTTCAAACCACTCACTAAGGTGATTAAATACCTTAAAACGGCCTGTACGCATCCGTTCCAGTATCTCCAAGGTAATTGGCTCCCTTGCTTGTCCACCACCTTTTGCGTCGTCGTATCTCGCAGAGAAGCCCAGCATATTTACATCTTGCGCCTGGTACTGGTCTTTTAGGGCTACTCCACCACCTTTGTCTCTTATCATGCCGTCGTGAGGCCAACTTACTGGTATCCACTTCCCACGGCTTTTGATTGCTTGAGCATGGTATGCCGCAGTCTGACCACGCTCTTTGTAACAGTCATACACATAGATAATATCCGCATCAGCGTCGTAAGCAATCCAACAAGCTGCAGCAGGGTGATCTATACCAAAGTCAATGCCACAGACACGCCTGAAGTAGTCAGGTATCTCAAATGGCTCACACATAATCATCTCGTCAGGAACAGCGTAGACACCACCTGAACCCATCATTGGAACACCCTTGGCACGAGTGTCTCTTTCATGCTCTGGGTAACTAGATAGCAACTGGGATTTAGCCTGCTCATCCAAGTGAGGAGCATCGTCCCATGTCACATTCTTATAGTAGATTCCTGAGCCACCATCTGTAAAGTGCTTAATGACTTCTGATAATCCGAACAGGGGAGTCCGTGAAAAGATGACCAGACCATTCTTATCTAGGGTTCTGGTAAGCGACTCAGTGTAAATTTCATAGTCGGTTGGTTCTTCGTCGAGCCAAACTCCATCTCTAGCAACACCCTGGAACTTGACGGGGCCTTGCTCGTACGACTTGAAAGTGCATAGGCTCGTACCACCAGAAACGTGCTTAACACGAATAGTATCCATAACATTGGGGACACCACACTGCCTCCAACCATAATCAACAATACAATTAGCAGGAATCCAACCCGTACCATCTGGTGCTTTCTCTCCCTCAATCATGCCGCCAACTAAAGCCATTTGGAGGATGTCTCTGCATAGCTCGTTAGTTGGTGCTGCCACAATCCAATCAGTTGGTTGTGTGAACTGTCTACCCGCCCACCATTTCGGGTACTGTCCAGTTAGGTGGATTGCTACTTCCGCTGCAGCAGTTCGAGTCTTCCCTACCCGATTGCCTGCAATAATAGCTCTTTCCCTATGATCAAATCCGTGGTCATGGAAATCCTTCTGCCAGTCGTAAGGCCCTCCTATCATTCCATTGTCATAGGTGTCACCGTAAACTTCGGTGAGTTGGTTCTGCATGGTTGATTTAACCTGCTCTTGTAATAGTTCTAATAGTTGTTTTTCTAAATCACTCATCTGCTAACCATATTATAGAGGTTCTTAAGTTGTAATTATCTGGATATTTTATTTGCCCATCAGGGAGAATTGTTTCTGTTGCTTTACATGTAAGGTCTAGGAAATGACCTACCGAGCTAGTGCCACGAATATACGCAACTGGATGACAAGTTGTATTAGTCTCACCAAAAGGAATCGCATCTTCAGTGTGGTTTACAAAACTATACGCACAGGCAAATGCCTTTCCTGCATCTGTATGACCACCCTTAACGGTAGTATCTTGAGTTCTATAGGAATATCCTGGTTTAGCAAATATATGCGGGTTTGTCCACCACCTTTCAGTGTTTCCCGCATGAGTAAGCATAACAGAAGACTCAACAGGATTTGTTGGGTCTGGCTCACCACTAAAAGGAGATCGTACATGAGAATAGTTCCAGGGCTGCCAGTAAGCCTTCCTTGCAGTAGCATTGTTTACTTGAAGTTTTAGGTCAGTTGCCTCGCCAGTATTTGACCAGAACCTCATAAACCTAGATGCGCCTGAAGCATTTGGGTCGTATATAGCAATCCTTAGAATGCCACTCCTTTTATTCAGTGCATCTAAGAATAGGTCTTTGATATCGAAATCGTTGTACTGACCTGTTGTCATACCTCCAGAGCCTCCACCCACAGCCATAGTGTATACAGGAAGTTCGTGATCTAACTCTTTGTCTGGGTCAAATGTTCCGCCTCCCCAATTCCAATCAGGTGAGCCTGCATTTCCATTTGGATTTGCCCAACTAGCTCCATCATGATTGTAACTATTGCCTGATGCCCCAGTACCTTGCGTGAACGAGTTTTTCACCCTCTTAATAACAAAGTCTCTATTTGCTGACGATTGTAGTACGGGGTATATTCTTAGCAAAACACTAACAAGGGTGTCATCTGTGTAGTCAGCAGCAGACAGTGAACTCAAGTCAAACTCAAGTAAAGGTATTCGGTTTTGGCTAGTCTTTCCTGTTGCGTACAGGCGTGTTTCTCCACCCGCATTTAGATCTGTATCATTCTCTTGTATATATGTTGCCTTCGAAGCTGAGTATGTGGTTGTGGTAATAGAGCTAATAGCCCCATCTGTACCAGTGCCAGTTACATTATGAAGGTACTTGTTATTTCCAGGAACATCGTCTAACCAACGGATTGTCTTCCAAGCCCACTTGTCATCGTATTGATACTGGAGAGTATCCCCCACATCTCCTTTTGCAAGGGTGGGCATCTGCTTTACTGTTCGCCATGCTTTGGCACTAGAACCAACTGAAAGATACATAGGATTGTCTGTAGGGTACGCAGGAGCAAAGTCTGGAGGAGATACCCAAGTAGGAACACCTTGATTGTTTACCTGCAAAACTTTTGATGCTGAACTTGGGAATGGAACATCAAAAGCATCTCTCCAAGTAACAGAGGTGGTACTCTCAGCATAAAGGACTTTACCAGTGCCTGAAAGACTTGCGTCTACTGTTGTCACTGCAGGAGGTATATACCCTTTCTTAGAGTATGTCGATTGTAGGTAGTTGAGTGTGGAAGCATCAGTATCTTCTGTAGGCTCTGCTACATTCATAATTTTAGCTGCATTTAAGTCCCACACGTTCCCTGATACTGACAGCGAGTTTTGTGCTGCCAATGTGATTCGGTCTAGCGCATTCTCAAGAAGGTCATTGGTAAACTCCTTCTGTATATTAATTGTCTGCGTTCTGTCTGATGTCCTATAGACTGTTACTACTTGCACTCCAATAGCAGTAGAAAACGTAAGCGTAATTGTGTT